GGGTTGTGGTGAGCACGCCGAGGCGGTTCGTGCTGGATTTTTGGTTGCTCGTCATGACGAAAAAGGTGTGGCCATTTATGAAAAATAATTGGGAACTTTATCAAAAGTTTGCAAATTATATAGGCGAAAACCACGGGTCGGTCCTAGGAATCCCTTCGTGTGAAGTGGAGTTTAACAAGTTTTTGAGGTCCAAGGCTTTTCAAGACATGAAGTCGGCGATTATAGGCCACCTGAAGACGGCCAATAGAGGCGAGAGAACTCAGATACGCGTGAATATGGGTGCAGATGTGGAAGAACGAGACAATATTTACCGAGTTACTGCGTAGACTTGTCCTGGCTTATTGATGACTACATTCCGGGCAGTCATCTTGATGATCATGTAGACGACGACTGACAGGAGGGTCGTGAGGAGGGCTGTGATGAGGAAGAATTGAGTAGTGTCCTTGGGAACCTTGACGAGCATGGCGACGATNGCCCTGACAAAGTCGAGCCAGCTGAGAGAGGCGGTGAGGGCCAGAGACCCGACGATTGCGTTAAGGGCGAAGGACTCAACCTCGACTGCTGCGGAGACAATGGTGCTGGCCATTTACTTTAGTCCAAGAATATTAATTACCAAACCCACGACTGAGAGGGAGGTTGTGACGACCAGGACCTTCTCACGCCAGTCCTGGGCGCAGCCACACTTCTGACGCTGGATGGACCAGAGGGAGCTGGCCAGGGCAAAGAAGGCGACGAGGCCAAAGAGGCCAAGAGCCGCGGTGAGAGCCATGGGCGGCCTGAAGGCATACACCACGAGAGGCCAAAGGAGGGCCAAGAAGTACCAGTACTTGAGAACCTTGCGGCGCCAGTCATTCGCACAGGGACACCCCGTGCGCTCGAGGTTTAGGATCCAGCTCAGGGCCATGATGTTGAGGAGAGTCCCCAGGATGGCGACGCTTGGATGGATCATTTTATATTATAAACAAAGAAAATTTCATTCAGAATCATAGTCCGATGAGTCTGGTTGAATAATTGAAAAGTTTTTAAATAGTTCATCATCGTCATCAGAGTCACTCAATTGAAAAATACTAAATTTTGTTTTTTCAAAAGGGCGGGGGTCTCTGATGACGGCGGCAAAGGCGCAAAAGTCGCCACCTGGGTCGTATGGCTCGAGACCCTTAGGACCCATCTAATTATTTCTAGCGTTTTCTGTAGAGTCTTTGGGCGCGAGATCAAGGCCGGCTGTCTCCCGTCGCCTTCTCCACTGCATCCTTCAGTGCCTCCTCTGCAGGACTCTCTGGTACCCACGATTCCCACGTGTCTGCACACTCGTTCACGAGCACGAGCTGTGGATCGTCCCCCTCATATCTGGTCCACGCCTCTTCTGGATCCTCAGATTCCTCCTCTTCCTCCTCCTCTTCCTCCTCGTCTTCATAAATCTCTGGAAAAAGAGATCCGACTTGCTTGCCGACGACGTGACGGGCGGCGAACATGAGACCCATGCGAACATCCTGGGCAGTAACGCAATTTCGGCCAGTCGCCTTTGCATAGTGACTGGCGATGACCATGGCGGACTCCATGGCGGGAAGGAAGATTTCCATAGCGGCAGCCTCCATTGGGGAGAGAAGGGGGCGCGTCTCTAACTCAAGTACACGAGATACCCATCATCTCCGTTGTTATCGAACAAGTTCTTGATCGTCTTGAAACCATCAATTTCAAGGAATGTGTAATATCTGGCCCATATCGTGAGTATTCTGTTGGCTGGNGNCGGCTGTAAATAGAAATCAAAATATTGATTTTTTATTCTTCCAAAGTTTACTGATCCTGCGGGGTTGGGGTTTTCAGGATCGAGTGAGAATGAGTACATATAGAACGGGTGGGTAGGCACNCGGGTATGGTAGTCTATGAACTGGGTCGTTCCGATATATGTGCTGGTGGCCCAGAGTGGGTTGACTCTCTGGACCCCCTCAAAGTACATGGCCATTGAATTTAATTGATTTATGTTTGAATATGTGCTTGCCCAGGATCCAGAGAGTGTGCCTGTGTAGTTGAACCAGTAGTCCGGAGGGGTCGAGGAGACATTTCGAACAGTAAAGAAGAGTTCCTTGACGGGGTGGAGAAATTGAGTCACGGCCCGTACGTTGGCGCTCTGGGTCGTCACGGAAAACTGGGCCCGTTCGACACTCTCGGCAAGGTAGATCATAGGTCCTCTTTTTTTAATAAAATTTTTTTCAGAATCGCTCAAGACGACAAACTCTGTGAGAAAGTTCAACTGCATGGCTGGGATTGAAGTGACTGGCGGGGTTGTGAAATATGAGCTCGGGTTGAGACTGACTCTGAAGTGCATGTCTGGGACGAGGGGGAGGCCGGCCCGTAGGCACTGAAAGGGAAGGGGGACTGTAAACTTGAGGGGGTACGTAGGAATTGTGGTCGAGGAAGGTCCGAGTATGGTTGTCAGGGAGACTTGCTTGGAGGTTGGAACCTGGCACTCGTTAAGGAGGCCCATGTACTCACCCCATACTCGCTCGATGAGTTGAGAACCGGAATAAAGTTCTACAAAATTAATCATGAGGAGTCCGGCGCTCGGAAGAATCTGGACAAAATCCCCGATGGATGTGGGAATCTGAAATCTCAGGTACATTGCAGTCATGAGATCTCCGATAAGAGGGATATCCACGGAGACTTCTTCACCATATGTGGGGATGGATTCGATACTCACATCGATGACTCGACTTGCAAAGGGGGCCTGGGCCCTATACGCCTCCTTGAAAAATGTAATCTCAGGTTGTCCGGACAATATGATATCAGCCTGGCCAAGCTGAGACAGAAGTTGACGTCCGGCCATCTACTATTACTGATACATAATTCCAGAAAGCCCATTCTCCACGCGGAGTATATTGTATGATACAGCCATGAGGCGAAGGGTCTTTGTTGCGAGCGACGTGAGTGTCGGCAAAGTGAATTGAATGGTTTTTTGATATATTCTGCTCATATTGACGGAACCTGATGGCCGGGGATTGAGGGGTTCCCTGCACAGGGGTATCATGTGTATCTTTCGATCGGGCTGTCTTATGTAGGATTGCAGGGGGGCTATAAACCTTGAAAAGTGATAATCAAGAGTTGACGAGTCGACGAAATCCTCGCCGTTAAACTTTATAGTGATTCCTATCCCGGGATCTTCATCGTACGAGTACACGGCATCCGTAGAGTCTTGAATAACAAAAAAGAGTTCTCGCACGGAACCAAGAAAGTCCATTCGAAACGTAAGACTTCCGTTGAGAAAAAAAGTGTCGTACTGTATCTGAGTGATTATATAGTCCTGACGATGTGTCATGAACCACTGAATCTCTGGTTCTGAGAGATAGGCATAGTCTATAATCATTGAAGTAATCACAGAGAGTGGCGTAGGCGCCTGATTTGCACTGAGGAGTAGGGATTGAAAATTATTAAAATTTATCCAAATTTCTAAATCTTGGAGGGGCAAGGCGCAGATGGGCAAAGAGAGTTCAGCCTGGCCATAAAAGAAAAAGGGGAGATTTATGTAATATGTTCGATCGTTATACACGTAGGACGAGTCGAGTTTCCCTGTGAGAAGAGTAAGACCGGGTTGGTTTTCTTGGGCCACGCGTAAATCGTTATAAATTTCAATCATTTCTCCTGTAAGAGTCTGGATCANCTGTCCGCCNATTNGAAGTTCTGCGCTTTGTATGAGATATGTGCCGACAGAGTCTACATATGAGTAGGACAATGGGACGCCGGTTCCCGTGACTCCGAGGACTGTAAAGTACGCATTGGATGTGACGTTTGTGGTTTGTTGGCCGGCGATGGTTCCCGCGAGACCCATGCGAACTTGATAGACTGTAGTGATGGAGGGGGTCAAGACGGGGACGATGAGATCGAGGGTATAGCCGCCGGACATTCCGAGGGGAAGAGTTCGAGAGGCGACCTGGGTTCCGCCGCCGGTCGCGAGAACCGCATCCGTCCCGGCCCATACGCTCACGTTTGACACGTAGGCATTACTCGTCTCGAAATATGAACTTATTTTGTATTCAGAAACATTGGAAAGAAGAAGATTCCCACTTGGAAGGACGGCTTCGTGGAACGAGCTCCCGGATGTCGTGGTCAGTGAATAGAGG